TGATTTGCGAAAAAAATAGTAAGGCTGTAAATGCAATCTAGTTGCAATAGTGTAAATCCCTCTATATCACAGCTTTACGCAAAGTCTAATTAGACATAACACATATTGTGCGAAGACTATCCCCCCGGTATATAATAATCTTACGGGTACGCGGGGGTAATTAACGCGCGCGTATATAGCGTAAGCCTCTCAGATTTTTTCAACTAAAACGATACCTCGCATTTTTCCGTTAAATCTTTTATCAGAAGGTGATGTTATTGTCTTCTTCAGTGTCTTCTTCATCGGTGGCTAAGTCAGGGTTAAAGATAACATCATCTGTTTCTGTTAGTACTGACAGCTTACAGAAGTCCAGGCATCCTGCTATTGTATAATCGTTAAGATCGTATTCTTTTTTAAACCTGTAAACTAACTTAGCTAACTCGTATTGAAAGGTGTCTGTTTGATCGTTAATGTTCATCGTTATTAATATAACAAAGGTATAGCTATTGTCGAGCAAAGCGATCTTCTTCCGAGATGTTATTGAGACTATTGTGAGACACCTGCTGTCTACCGCTTAGATACTACCTTTTTAACTTTTAGTCTTTACAAAGTCCCTTCGGCTTGAGATTGTTATAATAATGAGATTTAGATAAGCCGTCTAGACGTACTTCTAAACGACACTTGCTCCTTAATTAGATAGGTCATAAGCAGTAGCAATATACAAAAGTTACAATAGCTGATACTTGTTGTACTACTCCTTTTAACAAAGATAACCATTACAAATACTACAGCTACTATCAGATCAATACACCTGTTATTTAGTTAGCTCATACTTCGTTCTTTCGCTAACATCTCTTAAAGGTCTTATTGATAACGACACTTATAACTGACCCTTTTAAGGATAGGTGTGTTTATAAATAAACCTAGAGTGTTAATGAATTACGACCAGAGGTAAGCTGTAGAACGACTACTTCTTTTATGAAAGCTATCAGTGAACTTATCGAGTTCTTCTTGAAGAAGTTCTTGTTTTCTATCAATCATCGATTGGTCTACATCAGCAGCCATTTGCTGCGTCCAATAACCAACTGCTATTGATAAAGCATCAAGACGGTCATCATGTACAAGTGAACCTCGATCTCTTGTTATTCGTGATAGCTGATACATTAACATATATCTAGTTTGTTGTTCTATAGGATAGCTAAGAGCTGACTTGTAATCATATGTTATAACTTTTGGGTCTACGATTAGACGGTGACTATTAAGTACCGGTTCTAAGGTGTCAACAATTCGTAGCTCCTTTTGTTTGTTATGTCTTACCTCTTCTATAGTAACAGGGTAAGTAGTACGAAACAAAGGTTTGATAAGCTCCATAAACATACCGTCTCCAAAGTTGCTCTCTATGACTACCTTATTAACTTTGTTATCCTTAGCGATAGCTACAAGTTCTTTAAGTGTTTTCTCATCGTATCCACCTTTTATACCACCTGCATCAGGAACATATAACAATCCATTTAACATCTTTACTACAGCATATCCTGTCTCATCCTTACCTCGTCCAGAGGGGTCAATAGATAGTACAGAACCGCTATACGGTATCATATCTCCTACAGTGGAAGAGGGTCGTCTGTACCGATCTCCTGCAAGTCCAACATTAGGTAGTTCTCTATCTGTGTTATCAGGATCACTTGACCAGACGATCTTTTCGGGAGCTACATCTGTATCAATATCTGTTATTATAAGATCGTTAATCTTTAATGGGTAGCGGTCAGCATCAGACAGCTTTGGATTAAGCATGAACTGTAGAGCATAACCGGTACGACCGTACGACATCTTTCTTTCTTCCAGGTCGAGATCAGTAAATCGTAGAGGTTCTGTAGATGTACCCACTGTCTCAGGAGATATGTTATCAGCTATAAGGGGTGCTAGATCGCCTCCGTAGTTGTTTACAGCTTCAGTCTCACCAGGATACTCAGAAGACCATATACGGCTCTTGTAGCCTCTCTCTCTTAGTTTGTTATAGATACTATCTTCACACTGTGGAGTACCTAGAAAGATGATACGGGAGGAGTCCAGGGGTTTTATGATAGCGTCAAACTCTTTTACTTGTTCATCCAGCTTATCTCTCATACCTTGGGTAGCGGAGTTGTTAGCTACTTCCACATCATCAGCTACGATAATATCAGCACGAGACCCTGTTAGCTGTGACGATATACCAAGTGACTTAACAGAGGGAGCGTGAGAAGCGGGAGCGGGTCCTACATCAAATGCTATCTTACTAAATCGTTGGTTCTCTGATGGCTTTAATCCTTGTAAAATGGGAATCTCCTGAATAATTCGCAAGGTAAAAGTAGAGAAGTCATCTGATCTATTCTTACTGGCTGATACAACAAGTATGTTCTTAGAGGGGTCAAGCAGTAGCTGATGGACTACAAAAGCAGATGTTATCCAACTCTTTCCAACACCACGAAACGCCATGATGACAGACCGCTTAGGACCGTTTTGCAGGTACTCAGCGATGTCGTACTGTAGCTCTGTGGGGTCTGGTAAATTCAAATGCTTCCATACTAAGTATAAGAAGTTTCTGAAATCTTTTAGTTGTGGTGGGACTTCTACATTCCGTTTGGTAGCCATCTCTCGGTGTTGTTATTATTCTTTCTTAAATTCCATTTAGCAGGTACAACCTGTAGGTTCATAGGGTGGTGTAGCCCTCCTTTGGATAATGGTACAATGTGATCTACATGAAAAGGTATCTGAAGTTTGTTAGAGACTCGTGCACAGTGTTTATAGATTTGTTGTATCTCACCATATTCTTGTTCAGTAATACCGTCACTAGCTTCTGCCTTTCTAGCTCTTCTAAGACCGCTTTTTATCCTACTAACTTCTCTACCTCTATCAGATTTCCAGTATTTAGTTAACGCTTCTTTTCTGTGTTTCTTTTCCCAACGCTGTCCTTTCTTAGAGCTATTCCATTTATTCCTATGCTTCCGTCTAGCTTCAGGGTTTTCTTTATGCCATGTAGCTACTTTTTCTTTATAGCGTTCTGTATTTCTAATTTTTGCTTGGCTTTGCTTTACAGTTTCTGGGTTATTTTTAGACCATTCAGCTGCTTTACTCTTAACTCTATTTACTTGTTCTTTAGTACCCCAACACTCTTTACCGTTTCCCCAATATTTATAAAACAAACCTTCTACTGTTGGGTGTGGATTACCTCGTTTAAATGTGCCTCTAGGTTCACCAGTCTGCATTGCCTCTTGATCGAGGTCTCCATTAGTTTTGTAAATCGGAGTGTTATCAAAAAATAACTCAAGCTTCAGCTGCATCATCTTCCCCAAAGGGTACATTAATTAGCGTGTTATTTAAAGCTTCTAATGGCGTACCTACCCCACTATCCATCAAAATATTATTGTCTTTCAAAAACTGTCTAGCACCGTTGAGTAGTGCAGCGTTGTACTCCCCTGTGTCGTCCATTATGTCTATACTACTTCTGTATGCGTCTGCTATCTTATCGTGCAGCTTACTTCCTTCTTTATGACTTAACATGATGTATTAGGGTGCTTGGGTTTTATACGTGCACTTACCGCCAGCGTTCGTGATTGTGCTGATAACGGATTAACCGTCTGTTTTGCTCGTCGAAGCATCTACGCCCTACCATTTCTTACAAGACCAGTAACCAGCTGAGAGCTTTGATTTCTTTTGGTCACACTTATGTCTTGCTCTGAAAGAACGACGACGGGCTGGATCACTTTTCTTAATAGTCATCTTAGCGTCGCCGAATCTAATAATACGATGCTTACTGCCTTCCTTAGCACAGACAACAAACTTCTTCTTACCGTACCCCGGTTCGCCTTTGCGTATTCGTCTAGGTTTGTTAATAGCTAAACCACGACGCTTACAGCCTGTCATAGCTTTCTTCTTCTCAGCCATTCTTCTTTTTCTTCTTAATAGCTAATTTATATCTTTTGTACGGCATCTTACTTAGGGAATCCTTTTTTCATGTTAGCGTAAGCTTTATCAGATATTGTAGACTTCTTCTTGCTACGACTAATGCCTAATGCTTTACGCTTATTCATATTCTCGTACAATCCTGGTTTTTTAATTTTTCGTTTCATGTATCTATTTCCTCATTAATATTTCCATCATGCGGTCGAGCTTACTGTG